CCTTTAGCAGACTTGATGCCGTTTTTTAGTCCAGTAGCGTTTGCAATGAACTTGAAATTTAAAGCGGCCATCCTGTGTCACCTTTGCCTCGAGATAACTGTTTCGCGAATGCCAGGTATTCGTCGAGATTCAGTTGACGGTATTCTGTTGGGCTCATACGAGTTGCCAGGCAGAAGTCCGCCATTCTTTCGGCTTGTTCCTTTCTCAGCTTACTTTTGGGTTTTCTGATTCACCACCGAACAATGCGGATGCTTCCTCGAGTGAGAGGTCACCGGCTTGTTCAAAGGTAAAGTTGGGGTCGGTGCGCTTTTTGTAAATAAAAATGATTGCTTTGAAAGCGCGGCCGCGTGGTGCATCGTCGCCCATGATTGAGTCGATGTTGCGTCCAGTCAACATTTCAATCTGCTCAATCTCGTTGAGGGTCATGCTGTTGAAGTCGATGGTGGTCATTGGTTGTCTCCGAGTCCGTATTTGTCAATAAGTTGTTGCATATCTTGGTCATACTTTACCAAGATTGTGTCGAGGGTTTGCCCAAGCGCGCGATACAAGAACAAGTTTGGTTTGATGTTCTTTTGAATGAACCACTCTTTGTCCTCAAACCATCCCCAGTGAATAGGGTTTGCGTAAACAACTCGAGAGTTACCAATCGAAACTTGTGCGTAACCTTTTGCTTTCGAGCTGCGCAACGATGCTTTCAGTGATCCGCCAGATTTGTACTGGTACAACTTTTTGTTTTCACCGCGATTTCCCTGATAAATGGGAACGTTTGGGAGAGCGGCTTTGCGTAGTGTTTCGGCTGCTTGAAAGTTAGCGTTGACAATCTCGGTCTTATCCGCGCCAAGGGCTTCGAGTTGCTTAATAGTTTCTCGAAGTCCCTCGACACGAACTGAACCACCGGTTTGCCCGATGGTAGCCATGACTAGCTCGTGGTCTTGGTAAGTCCGAAATAGACCGGTGGAGTCGCAGCTGGGTTGTGCGTAGCGTTCTTGACGGTTAGTTCAACTTCGAATGCCATGATCTCACCAGAAGTTAGTGATAGCGGTGGCAGGGTGTCGAAAATGACGGTACCGGTGTAGATAGGTTGCTGCGCGGTTGCAGTGGTGTTTCCGTTTGGAGCGAGGCTGAAATTGGCTTCGTTTCCGTAGTTCGAGAACAGCACCTGGTATAGCGAGGTCGAGTCGCCCGAAGCGATACCGGCTAGGCTCAACTTCCACTCCTGTAGTGACTGAACTTCGCAGAAGGTCTGCTGTCCGCCAGGAGCGTCTGAAAGTGCGAGCTCGATGTTGTCAGCGTCGCACGAGTACTCGGTTGCGCCGAACTTAAACTTGATGTTTGTTGCTTTGATTCTTGTCGATGCTGGCATCTGTCCGAACCTTTCTTAGATTGAGATTTGCAGGTCAATGCCGATTGTGCTGGCCAAGAAGTCGTTACCGTTGACAACCAAAGTGTATGGCTGCGATACGTCTCTAAACCCAGCGTCGGCTGGTAATGCTTTGATGGTGTCCTCGATTAGATCGTCGAGATCATCGGTGGTCGTTTCATTAGTGGCAAACCCGGCAATAACTTGCAGCTCAAGGTTAATCAAAAACTCTTGACCAACACTTGAAGGTGTCATGTAAGGGCTTCCAGCGCGAATGACAATCACTGGTGGAGTCACACGCTCGGGAATGTAGTCATAAACGTCAAGCCCAGCCTCTTGTAAAGTCAGGGCAAGTTCCGCTTTGGCTGCGCCAACTTCACTCATACAGACCAACCAAGGTAGGGCAGGAGCTGCGCGTAAACCGACCGCTTAGTGTCGAGAGATACACGCATCCCCTGCCCGGTACCGTCAGCGAACTGAGCGATGCCACTTGGAGCGGAGCGACGGTTCCAGTGTTCAGAGGCTACTTGGAGCGTACAGACGTCCTTGATAGCGGTTGGCACAGTTGTGACCTCGCCAATCATCAAGTTGACTTCAGCCAAGCCTGCATCGAGGCAGCGTTGAGGGAAGTCACCGGCGTCTTTAGTGCCTACGTAATCTTTGAACTGCTGGAGCGTCACTGCCATGATTTTGCCTAGGCGGTTACGTCGAGCTTGACGATTGCGCCAACGCGAGGAGTAGCAACTGCCATGTAACCGTAGATTGAAACACTGTCGGTTAGCGTGGTGATGTCGCTGTCGCTTAGGCGAACGGTGCCAGACTCCATCGAGATCACAGCGGCCGAGTTTGCCATGTAGACAACTCCCGAAGCCAACTGTGGGTCAACGATTACAGGGAGACCAAAGACCGAGCCAGATAGACCAGGGATGTTAGCCGAACCGATGGTGTTGCTTCCGTCGCCGTTTAGCGATAGAACCGGGCGACCGTCTCCAGCTGCAACTTTGACGATGTTCACATAAGCGTCTGGTGCAGCCAAGATGAACTCTGGGCGTAGACCGCTGTTCTGGAAGATGTACGATGCACCGTTAGCGATACCTTCAGCGAGTGACGAGGCGGTCTGGCCGTCTGCGTCGAAGGTCTTGCCAGTCCAGTTGAGTCCGTTTAGAACTGCAACCATGCGTGCGTTCGTTGCCGAAGCGTACTGAATGGCTAGGCCTTCGAATACTGCGTCTAGGGTGTTGATTTGCGAACGCTCAACGTACTGCTTGGTGAACGAGGTGTAACCACCGTAAGTCTTGACGTCAGCCGAGACAACTTCGAAGGTTAGGTTACCGAACGATAGCGCTTCGCCTTCTGGGTTCTGCTCGCCAACCGCTAGGGTGTTTGAGTTGATTTTGGCGTACTCAACGGTCACGCCTGTCGCTGGCAACGCGAAACGCTGGAACGCGTTTAGGGTTGGGCGGTTGTTGGCGATAAGGGTGTTGATGTAACCAAAGTACGGTGGAACGATGCCAGCGTCTGCCGAAGTCGAAGCTGCGCGAGCGGCCTCTACTGCTTCAGTGTCGCCGGTGGCTAGTGCCTTAGCAAACGCACCGATTGAACGGAACTTTGAGCCTGCTGGGGCTACTGGAGCCTGTTGGGTGATGCCAGCCTCGACCAGGCGACGAACTTCAACGAGTTCATCCTGAATCGCGCGAACATCGAGTTCAGTGTTTTCAGACAATGAGCTCTCACTTTCTTGGATGTCGTCGGTCGGTTCAGTCTCAGCCTCGGCTGGTTCCTGTTCCTCGCGAACTTGGGTGATTCCTGCGCCAGCGAACGCCGGCCAGGGTACCACGCTGAGTTCAAACAACTCAACGAGGGTTCTCGTGATGACTTTGCCTTCACGAGTTTGTTCGACTGGCTTGAAACCAATCGAAAACTTGTTTAGAACGCCGTCGCGCATAAGCGCTAGCGTTTCATCGGCGCGCTGAACGCCTTTGGTGAGTTTGGCAACAATCTCGAAGCCTTCCTCAGTGTCGCGACCTTCGATGACTTTACCGATTGGTAGATCGTCGTGCTGGTGGCCGTAAAACAACTTGACGTCCTCGACCGAACGGATTGCTCCCGGTGCGAACTGTTCCTGATAAGTGCCGATGTCTGCGGTCTGGCCGTATGGCACAGCGATGCCGCGAATCGTTCCTTCAGCGTCATCGTCGAGACGCATCTCGATGTGGCGTGTTTCAATCTCCATTTAGAGACCTTCCTTTGCTCGGACTTCATCCGGGGTAAGCCATGCTTGACCAGCCAGGGCGACGTCATACATCTCCCAGCGAGTTTTCATGTCTGCCTTGAACAAGCCCTCGTAGTTGAAGCGAACCGAAGTGCCGCGTGGCAGACAGTTGCTTAGTGCGTCCTCGATGGCATTGGTGTAGCCCATGAGGGTGTGGCGATAGAACGTTTGCTGCTCATCGCTTAGGTTTGAGTAGGTGTCGCTCGAGCCGTCGATACCGGTCAACAGAAGTCGGGCTGGCACACCAAACAAGCGAGCGATTGTCTGGGTAGACTGTGCTGCGACGTTAGTGAACATCAAGTCCTGCGGTGTTGCGTTTATGGCTTGGTAATCGAAGCCTTCGCTGAGCACTGCTAGTTGTCTTGTCGCCTGCTTGGTGTGCCAGTTCGTTGTAATCTCGTCAGCTTGGTCTTTGGTGAGCATCTTGCCGGTTTTTAAAACGCCGGTAGGCACTCCACCTGAAGCGAACCAGGTTGACGCGAAGTTGCGTAGATCAAGAGCGGTTGCGATGTCGTTGCCTGCAGCTTGAATCGGGCCGAGACCGCGCAGGTTGCCAACGGTCGTGAACAATCTCATGTGTTCAATCTCGCGCGTGGTGTAAGTGTTGCCCATGTAATCAAAAACCTTTTGCCCGGTCATGCCGTTGACGCCGTCGAGGCGTGGGCTGATTGTGGTCGGGTCAAGTGGTGTTAGGTCAATGACGTTACCGCGTGAGTCGTATGACTTGAACCAATACGCTTCGCCGTTGATTGCCAGGCTTGAGACGGTTGAAAAGATAAAGTCTTTGCGCGACTCGGAGAGTGATGGGTTGTTGACAAGTACCGGGTTGTCAATCTTTTGCTCGAGACCGCCACCATAGCGGAACGTCTCAAGTGGCAACGCCTTAGAGATTGGTGTCGCAATGATCTGAATGGAACGGTACACCGATGCCAGAGATAGCGCAGTCTGCGTCGAGACGTAAGTGTCTGAACGCACTGGAATGTTGGGAACGGCGGCGCGACGTTCAATCGGAACGGTACCGGTCAATCTTTGCCAAAGTGTGGCCATATAACAACCCTATAACGATTTGACCGATTCGTGACTTTTGGGCGTGTTGCGTGTGTCGGTTCTAGTATACTCCCACGCCAGACATTGTTTGCGCGGACGCGACGTGCAATGCCCAGATAGTTGCCAGGAGCGCGTCGATGTCACCAACTGACTCTTTGCGCGAGACCTGCCAATACTCGCCAACATACTTCGAGACCGCTCGAGAGTTCTGGAGCACAAGCAACGGATCGTTATTGTGTGTGATGCGCCCAGTGGCGAACATCGAGTACACGTTCATGCAAGCGGTGTTTATTTCTTTGTTCCACAAGTTCCAGACCGGTAAGCCTCGGTCTTTGAGTTTGCGATGTAGGCCATGCATTCCGCGATCGTCGAGCGCAATGCCGGTAATGCGATGTTTTGAGCAGATGGCCGTAATCATTTCCACGATGCGCTCCTCGGTTGGGTTGACTAGCGAGGCCACAAGCTCAGTCTCATAGTTATCGCCAACACGTTTAGCAGCTGAAATGGTCGCGTTCTCGAAGTTGCGTGTCACGTCGATGCCGAGCACCGCGCCGTCAAGGTCGGTGATACCGGAGCCTGCTGCCTTCACGAACAGTTCGCCAGGGAGCCAAGTTTCGCGCGAACCGCTGATGAACTGATTGAGCGTGTATCGACGTACTTCATGTTCGGGCTGGGTGAGGATGTCGCCTAGCACTCGGTCGATAGGTATACGGCCACACTCGACCGCTGGGTTGGCTGCCTTGATTGCTTCAGGGTCGCTGATGCTCG